TGGGTTGTCTTTGTCGATCACTATTTCCTGCAAGATGATCCACTTCAATTCACCAAACTCGTCAAAGCACCAATCGGGAACGTCAAGGGGCGGATGGACATGACACCACGGCCTGATTTTCTGTTCTTCCTTGGTCTTTAGATCGATTGTGTCACCCTCAATAAATGGCATATCAACGAATATCCACACGAGATTGAAGATAGTGTGGTAGTCAAATATCTGCCGCATGATTGTATTGACACTTCTTTTCATCCTATCGAAGTCGTCAATAATCTCTTTGTTGCCGCCACTTCTACGCGGGGCCTTTGAGAAGATATAATCACCAAAGCGGCTTGTGCTGTACTTGATGAGGTTGATGTTGTAGCTTGATGCGACACGGGCGTTGTATTCCTCCGTAGTTTCGCTTGGGTGCTGCAACAACACCTGCTGGAGATATGCCCGACCGCCGTTGTATGCGTTCTTGGCTTTCGTCCATAGCGCCTTGTGTTGGAAGTAGTAATCGCTCTCCCGTTCAAATACAGCTTGATTGGGATCGCTGCTGAGTGCGGGTATCATTTGCAGTAACGGTTGTGTCATCTTAGAATAGTCCTCCACCGGCCTTGTCGCGACCATAGACCAGATAGCGCAAAGGATCAACCAAGTCATCATCCTGTTTGATGGGCGAGTCCTTGTCTGATACTTCGCTGTTTGATTCGTGCCATGAGTAGTTAATTATTTCATCTATCAACGCCGTACAGGTACTAAATATCTTGAGACGTGGTTGATTGATGGCCTTATCCACCATCATGCGCCGTCTGACTGCCGATATGCCAGACAGGACATCTTTCTTGGCAGGTGATGTATATATGCCCTGCTTCTGCAAAAACTTCCGGTCAGACAAATCATGATCTGCCCACGTCTTTTCGTAGAACTCATTATGCTTCTCCATGACATCATTTAACATTTGGCCGATCTCATCAATAGTCTTTCCCGATTCTTTGAACTCCCTGTAAATATATATGGTATCAGTCACATAGTCATACGCAGACCACAAAACCCCACAGGGATGATTGTAACCGAAGTCAATAGCCCGCTCCAAGGCCCATGACTTTGGTATCTTAAATGGCTCTATCACGTGCAGCCTTTCGTTGAACTCCCTGAAGATCGCACCAGCTCCACCACACCACTTGCCCAAGAGCATCCGTTCGCGCATCTCGTATGGCAGATTGTCGAGCTGCTGTATGTATCCTTCTGGCAAGTTCTCAATGTTGTCATAGGGCGTCCAATGCAGCGAGGCGAACTTCTCAGGGTCTTTGATGGGTTGTAGTGGCTTCGTGGTAGGGTCTTTGTGATCCAGCGCCCATATCTTCAACCAATGGCGGGGATTTCGTGGATTACAGTCAAGAATGAGCTTGTTGACCGCCACAAATTCCCCATTCAGATCATATACTTTTTGAGCAAGACGGGTAATCAGCGTGTTAACTGCATCAAACTTCAGCTCGGTGGCCTCATTACAGAAAATGGTAATGAACTCCGTACCTAGAATCTTCTGCATCCTGTCCAAGTCATCCAAGCCACCACACAGTATCTCTGAACCATTCTTGAACACGATGCGCAGTTCTGTCTGGTACATGGTGTATTCATCGTCCGGTATGAACTGTTGCAGGTACTTTTTTAGTGTATCGTGCCACATTGAAGTACGCACATCCGTCATAGCCCTACGGAAGATGCCTTGTCTTGAGCCTGGGAATTGATAAGCACGGCCAATCATAAACTCAGTTATCAATGCGGTTTTGCCAGCACGACTACCACCCGTGAACAATATGCGGGTCTTGTCGGGATCACACAATATCTCCAAGCCCTGTTTCTGTTTCTCGGTCAGCTTAAGTGGCATTAGTCATCATCCTTGTCATCATTGGCCGTAGTCGTTTCTATGATCTGCATGGCCGGCGCATCCAATATAAAACGCTCGAAGTCGTCCCTGTCCTCAATATGCTCAATCAGTCTTGCCGAGTCAAACACTTCCAGGCTCAGCAAATAATCCAGCGCCGCACACACTTCCTCATAATCAAAGAAAAGCATGGAGGTATCTAAGTCTTTCCTGCCAGTTATTCTATTGCCCGTGAAGCGTATATGTCTGAAACGCACGTCGCCTTTTTTTCTGGCCGACACACTCCACACCCTTGTTCTGCCATGCTTTTCCAGTACCTTGTCTATCAATTCTTTGTGGACTTCCCTGCCCGTGCTGAAGTGCTTGTAGGCGTTGCTCCCACATCGCACCAGCACCACATCCGGCTGTATCCACTTGTCATGTTCTATTTGTATGGCCATGTTTCTGCGCTATAGTTTGTAGTGGCTCTTTGCCTATAACATAACACCACAACACAGGAAAGCCAAAGCATGCCCACAACACACACCAATGGCACTAAATCACGCCCTAAAGCCAATCCCTATGACCACACCCACCCATTGAACAAAGCCGCATGGAAACGCCTTTATGACGAAATGCGGGCCATGGTGGATGTCATTGAGGCCGAATCACGCCACTACGAAGACAAAGCCGCCAACGCTCTCGCTTCTGGCATTGACGATCCCTCTTTGGAACAGCAAGCAGAAGTGACATCAGCACTTTTGGACGCCGCATCTTCTTTGGAGGATGCGTTATATCGAGTCATGTACCCTGAACTGGAACAACAAGACCAACAGAAAGGCCAATATGAGTAACGACAACATCAATCACCCAAAACACTACACCAACACGCCCTTTGGTCTCGAAGTCATTGATATCACCGAGCACTACAATTTCTGTATTGGCAACGCTCTCAAGTACATCATGCGGGCGGGATTGAAGTGCGAAAAAGGCATGACGCAGGAAGAGAAAAGGATGGAGGATTTGGGGAAGGCGGTGTGGTATCTCAACAGGGAAATACAGAAACAGAAAAAGCTATCCGACAAACACGCAAAAGAGCTGGCCAAACGCCGAAAACGAGACCGAGAACGCCGAAAAGCCAAACAACAGGCCCAAATCCAAGCCCAAACACAGAAAGAGACACCATGACCACCATTGAAATCGAAAAATTGACCCAAAAGTACTTACTGCAACGCGTCATCCATCACGTTTTTGGTACTTATTCGACTACTACGCTGGAAAAATGGTACCAATCACAGCACTCGCCCATCCGCACTCAGCTTTTTGCCATCTTTATCACTGATTTGCGGTACTCGGTGGCCATGCAGCTACGAACCCATGAAAAAAATGGTGCGCTTATCCTCATTGAGCCAGGCCGCCCCGATACTGGCACCAAACGCTGTAAAGAAGCCCTACACAACGACGACTACAGAGGCCAGAAACGTAACGCCTTTGTGCTCTGTAATGCCCAACACCTGATAGACTGGAGCCATAAACGACTCTGCAACAAGGCCGAATCACACACCGTTGAGTTCTTTGGACAGTTGAGGGATGCCGTAGCTGGTGTAGATGCTTCCTTGGCCGCTCAAATGGTGCCTATGTGTGTCTATCGCAATGGCATGTGTAGTGAGTTGCGCCCTTGTGGACTGATGGAAGGGGTGGTGAGGGGGTAATTTTGTTAGGAGATATTTGAGATACGGTATATTTTTTGACTAGATGCTGAAAAAGAAAGACCACCAGAGCCGATTATGACTTTGGTGGTCTTTTTGATTGGTGCCTCTCCGTGGAATTGAACCACCCGACAGCCTCATCACAATTTCTAGTCAATGGATTTACAGTCCACCGTGATGATAGAGAGGCCAAGACTAGATAAATGGTAGCGGGGATGGGATTTGAACCCACGACCTACAGAATATGAATCTGCCGGGCTACCTGACTGCCCTACCCCGCAAAATGAAAAGGACTGGAATTTATGCTTACTTGTAGAGGCCCCAGACCCGTGTATCTATATAATAACACGCAAAAGAGAAAAAGCAAAGTAGAGAACAAGAAAAAAGACAGTAAAGGTGCGATAAAGGGATAAGAGGGGTGATAAGAGAGGGGAAAGAGAGGGAATAATGTTAGGAGATAAAAACTTGGATGAGCGTGAAGTGGACTCTTACAAGACAGCACATTCCGCCCTATCTGATTTGGTGACAGTCCATAACGGCAAAAAAAAACCCCGGCAGGTTCCTATTCTGCCGGGGCGATTGTGGTTACTTTTTAGGGATTGAAACTAGCGGCCTTAAAACCTGCTTTTTAGGTCTTTTTATGCCACTAGTCCGCCGTGGGGCTATGCTGACGGCCATCAGACTTCACCGCCATCTTCCTCTGTGTCGTCTACAAATAGCGGCAATGTACCATCATCAGTTGGTCTCCAGTCGTTATCCGCAGTCCAGTTGTCTCGCCAATTAGCCCGCAGTAGCTCACAGCGTTGACGCGACCATCTTTTGTCGCTATCTTCTTTCGCTCCGCCGAAAAGGTCGCGGTCCTTGTAATGATCATACATTGCCCTTTCGAAGTCTTGAAATTGTACGGCCTTAACCTTGTCTTGTAACTTGGTGAGGTCGAGGACTTCACGAGCGCGCCGTAACTGCCCAG